CCTCAATGCGCTTCAGTGTGGCCAGGGAGACGTTGCCAGCGGCTGTCAGGTTGATGGCAGCAGGCACCAGCACCGAACCCTTGGGCATGGTCGCCTCTGCCTGAGCAATGAAGCGCCGCTCGACTGGCTTCTGCCCACGCACGCCACCACTGATCAGGGTGCGCAGGTAGCGAGCACGGCGACGTTCTGCATACACCTCAGCGGTTAGGTCGCGCTTAGTTGATCTGTTGACAAGGAATGCCCGTTGGGTGAAGGGGACAGGATTCTTGAAGTATTGGCGGGTTGCACCGTTGAGGGCGGTGCGAGTGTCGAAGGCTGTGGCATTAAGCGCCTGGCTAACGGCAAACGGGAGCTGCTTGGTCATCTGGTCAGTCCACCGGATGGCCATCGGCAGCTGTGACTTGATGTCGAGGGTGATGGTTGCCATGTGCCAAGGGTAGGCCGGTTGAAGGGCGAAGCCGTGAGACTGGCTGTTCCTATGTTCCCATCGTTCCGACCCTCCTTAGAGAGTTTCCCTACACCCCCTATACCCCCCTATATACCCTATATAAATATATATATATAATAAGTAGGAACATAGGAACATAGGAACATCGCTTGGCACGCAAAGGGTCTGGTGTTCCTAGCAGCCATTGCCAGATAGGAACACCAACAGGACCGGGCCAGTCTCAAAAGTAGACCCATTTAAGAACGCCATCGACTCTTTGGCGCCTTCTTTGGTAACCCAAGTCCCGCAGGATGCTGCCCACCTGCATCTGATCGGATCGCGTCTGGCGCTCCATCGGCTTAAAGATGGCATCGGCCAACAGCAGATCAGTGGTAATTTCCTTGGCCTTGTTGCGCGGGGCGATCAGCCAAGCCTCAATAGGTGCTCTCCATGGCGACTCCACCAAGTAATCCTCGTTCTGTTCGGCCACCATGGCTTCCTGTTCGGCGGTCAGGACGCTGGGCTCGCCATTGCGATAGGCGGCCACCGCTGCCGACCAGATTGCATCGCGCTCCATGTACAGGGCGGGAACGTCAATAGGCTTCTGCAGGGTGCAGGTAACGGGTATGACCCAGAAGCGGCGGTTGCCCGTGTCATCCACCAGGAAGCCACTGTCACGGTTGGTGGAGCCGACAATGACGCATCGCCTAGGGAAGGCCTCGGTGGCTTTGCCATAGGGCACGCGGAACATGTCGGTGGACTGGCTTAGAAATGCCTTGACTTGGCCGGCGTGCTTTTTGTTGGTGACGTGATCAAGTTCGGCCCATTCCATGATCCAGCTTCGGTGCAGCACCATGAGGTCGTCTTTGCTGCCGATGTCGCGAAGGGCGTCGGAGAAAAAGTCGCCGCCAAGGGCTGCCCAGAATGAAGACTTGCGTGCGCCCTGCTCACCCATCAAAACGGTGGCATTGTCGTGCTTGCTTCCGGGTTCGTAAATCCGGCGTACCGCTGCAACAAGAGTGCAACGAATCATGTGATCAAAAAGGGTCGGTTCGGTCTGTTCGGCGTCACATGGACGGAGGTAAGCCGAAGCTATGCGGTCAATGTATGTGGGTTGAACGTGGTTGGCTACATGTTCCAAATAGTTGCGGATGGGATCATAAGGATTGGATTTAGCGACTTTGACAAGGCAATCAAGCGCAACCTCCTTGGAAATTTTGCCGCCATTTTCGGCAATTTCCAGGTAATAATGCTCTGCATTTTCAAGGACAACGTATCCAACGCCGGGTTCATTACGTTCAATTTGTTGGGTGAAAATGTTGTATCTGAGGGTGTTGGCTTCCTTGAGTTGCATCAGAAGTTCGTTTGCCTCCAACTTTTTGAGAGGTTGAAGGTCTTGCGTAATTTTGATCGGGTCCGATGCCTGCACCACCTGCGGAACTTGGCGGGCAGGTTTGTAACCATACTGTTGAGCAAAATACCAAAAGGTGCCGGCATTGACTGAATGGCAATTGCTGCTAGCAACCTGCTCAGCCTGAGCAAATAGGGGACTATGACGCTTCATCATGGTAATGGCGTCCTCAGTTGATGCGTTGGCCTCATGGCAGGCGTCTATCAGACCCCACATAAGGTTGCGAAAAAGTGGATATTGCTTGGTCTTTGGTATTGCGGCGGGGATGTAATTTAGAGCCTCTTGTATTTCAAAAAGTGTGTGATTTGCATGGCTAGAAAACTGCCTAGCCTGGACAAGGTTGTTATGTGTCGGCTCATCAGGCAAGCAATCATCCAACTGCGCATAGGTGTAGTAGCTGTTGGATTGATGGATGATTGCCACCTGATCACCCTGCGCCCCATCAGTGTTGATGTGATAGGTGCCAGGAAGGCGCATCACGCGTGATGGATTTTTAAGAGTGCGATCAGCATCGGCATGTTCAAGCAAGCGACGTTGAAGGGAGCGCCACTGGTCTGTTGTGATCGCATCCACAAACGCCCAATAGGTGTGGATGGACTTGCCGCCAGTGTCAACTTGAACCGTTGGTTCTGGAAGGCCAAGTTCTTTCCATGCGGTCACCTGCCAATCTTTGGGGCGATCGTCCCACTCGCAAAAAATGGCGTGGCAGGAATTGATCTCCGAGTCGGTGTCGCCACCCGTATTGATAACTAGGTAGACGCCGCGACCTTCGGCTTGCCATTCTTCAACAATTTGACGGCTTGGGGCGCCCTTGCGACCTGCGTCGCCTGATTTGAATGGGTGACCCGAGGGAAAGAATGCCCTAAGGCGTGCGGCTTTGGGAGGCTTGCGAAGGATCTTGATGAACTGTCGCGCTGCGTTGAAGTCGATGGATTTCATTGGCTGGGCTTCTGCTGGCGAATGGCTTGGTTGAGCAGCAACCGGATTGCGGCGCTACGGGAAAGGGCTGAGCCACGCCAAGCGTCAAGCCATGCGAGCTGTTCTGGTGAAAGCCTTAGGGGTATGGGAGGGGCTAGTGGCATGTGGGTTGACAGAGCTTGCATACCGTAGCCGTTTCGTCTACGGTGTCAAGGCCTTGTTCAACGTCTGATGCCACCGCGTCGATTCAAGCCTTGCCCGCCCTTGGCCGGGATGCAATGGAGCAATTACAAAGATTACGAAAACCATATGAACAAAATTCGCAAGGAATCGCCCACTGGATTACCTTTGGAAGGCGACAATTATTCATATGCCGAGGAATATTTGTCTTGGCATGTTGCATGGCTTGAGTTCATTGAAGAACACGGACCTGCTGAGGCAATTTTTGTCGAACACAATCCAGATGTTCCTCCATACCGTGATCGCACTGATCAAAATCAATTTTGGGTACACTTTGCTGATGGCGAATCTGAAGTGTTTTCGTACAAGATTGCCCGCAGCAATTTTGGCCATGATCTGAATCATCCCGACTTAGTTTTTAATCAGCACCTCCGGCGAGTCAAGTCAGCCGCAAGGCACATCATTAGGCCATTGCACGAAGAGCTTAAGCATCGCAGTGGGTTGCCGGGTCAGCTTGATGTGCATCACGAAAAGGAGCCGTTTCAGTGGCTTTTGTTTCGATTTATCAGAGATGAACTAAAACTGCAAACATTGCAGGATTTAGTAGTTATGGGCGTGGATGACATTGGCACTAAAAGATTTGACCCTCAATCGATCTCTGACCATTGGTATCAATTCCATAAAGATCAGGCCATTTTGGTGGTGATGACAAAGCAAGCCCACAAGCAATGGCATGTTGCCAATGGAAAGGATCCGGAGCCTAACTGGCTGGAGTTTCGATAATCCTGCACGCATCCCCCACACTGCGCGCCACGCCCGCGATCCCACCAGCACCTTGCACGACGCCAAGCCATGCCTGCTGCTCAGGCCGGATGCGGCCGGTGGGGGTCTTGACCTCGATCGAGGTGAACACGGCAATGCGCCGGCCCACCATGTCGGGCGTCACCACGATCGACCGCCAGCCGATGAGATCCGCGGATCCACGGGCAAGGCCAAAGGTGACGAGCCGGCCGGTGCGGGGGTCAGGGAGCGAGCCGACCTGGTTGCGGAACAGTTTGGCATCAGACTGCGTGCCAAGCGCGAGGCGGATCTGCTGCTGCAGGGTGGTTTCGGCGTTGGCCACGATCATGTGCGCTGCTGCCTCGCAAAATAGACGTGCTTTGCCCAACCCACTGGGTTCTTCATGCCGCGGGCTTGGCCGACATGGATCAGGTCTTGAAGAGTGCGGGCTTGGCGCCGCTCGCGTGTGACGGCCTTGCGCTCCAGTTCTTGCAACTCACCATCACGCTGCTGGATCTCGCGGGGTGATGGCTGTGATTGCGCGCCACATGCGGGGCAGATAGGCGCAGGCTTGAAAGCAGAAAAACACTCAGGGCAGGTGCGAACGGTGAGCGCGGGCTCGCCTGCAGATCTGGCACGCGTTGGCCGATCTTCAAGCGACCACTCGCGGCAATCATCTGGCCAGCCATGGCGGTGGACGTTGCCGACGTGATCAAGCACGATCGCTGCGGCCTTGCCTGGCGCCGGCCTGAGCACGCGGCCAACCTGCTGCAGGTATAGCCCAAGGGACTGGGTGGGACGGAGCAGGATGGCGCAGCCGGCTGCGGGGATGTCGAAGCCCTCGGAAACCACATCAACGGTTACGAGCACCTGCAGGTTGCCAGCGGCGAAGCAAGCGACGGTGGCATCGCGCCGCAGCGGATCGGTTGAGCCAAGCAGTGTGGCCGCCACCACCCCGGCATGGTTGAAGGCTGCGCAGACGTGCTCGGCGTGCTTGACGTTGCAGCAGAAAGCGATGGCGCGCTGCCCAGCGGCAAGGCGTTGGTAGTGACTGATGGCGTCACCCGTCACCGTGGGCCGATCCATGCGCTCGGCTGCTTCGTCGATGGCGTAATCACCAGCGCGGCGATGCAGCCCTGATAGATCCGCAATAGGCGGCGGAGCGTAGAGGCGCGCCGGGCAAAGGAAGCCGCCGCTGACCAGCTCCGCAGTGGATGGCCCGAGCACCAAGCGATCAAAGACCATCCCTAGGCCGCGGCCATCTTGGCGGACCGGGGTAGCTGTGACACCGAGGCGCAGCGCCTCAGGCCAATGAGTGAGTGCCTTGTCCCATGTGTTCGCGGCGGCGTGATGTGCCTCATCGATCACGATGAGATCGGGCTGTGCAGCGATGCGGTCAAGGCGCCGCGCGAGCGTTTGCACCGATGCGACCTGAATTGGTGCATCTGTCGCGACAGTGCCAGCAGCGATGATCCCATGCGGCACATCGGCCAGGGCGAGCTTGGCGCTGGTCTGCGCGATCAACTCCCGGCGATGGACCAGCACGATGGCGCTCCGGCCGCGGCTGGCTACGCCTCGAAGTATCTCGGCTAGAACAATTGTTTTGCCACCACCAGTGGCCATTACAAAAAGAGGAGACCTTGCGCCTTGCCTATAAGCGGCCCGCAGCGCTTCAATTGCACTCAATTGATATGGGCGCAGGTTAAGCATTGTCCCGCGTCCATTTGCGGACCGGAGTTGAAGCAATGCGCTCAAGATCCCAGCCTGCTCGGATTCGATTGCGAACGATGTGCAGCGACAGGTTTAGCTGTTGCGCAAACTCGTTTGGCCAAAGCTGGCGACCGCGCCAGCAAAGGGGCTCGGCATCAGGGAAAAAGTGCTCCCGGATGTGCTCGCTTTGAGTCATTACCCGAAGGTTTGCTGGGTTGTTGTTGTGCTTGTTGCCGTCGATGTGATGAACGATCTCGCCACGCCGCAACGACCTACCAAGCATTTTTTCGGCTACTACTCGGTGCTCATGCCGCTGATGGAGTTTTTTGTAGGTGCTCGGTTTTGCATGGGGAGAAACAGCTAGCTGGCCTTCGCGGCATTTCCGCAGCCATTCTTCCCGAGGGGTCACATAGTTCACGTCCCCATAGCGCCGAAGTCTTTGCCGGTGCTTGCCACACAAACCTTGCCCGCCCTTGGCGGTGCTGTTGCAACACCCTTCAACGCGACAAACAGACGCCATCGGAAAATCAGGTGATTTCCGATCACTGTAGCGCTTTTTGGATTTTGGAAGCTGCGTGAGACTTATGGGACCAGGCCTGCCGAAGCTGCATACGGTTGCATCTGCTGGCATCATGCTATAGGATACCGCAAGTCGCCACGGTTTATGGAGAACGCCGACTATCACCGCCACTCAGCGGTTTCAAAGAGTCACCTCGATCAGGTCGCCAAGAGCCCACTGCATTACTGGGCGCGCTACTTGGACCCGAACAGGGTCGAGCCTGAGCCCACGCCAGCCATGCTGGTCGGGTCCGCCGTCCACACCCACGTCTTGGAGTTGGACCAGTGGGACGCGCGCTATGTGACCGCACCTGAAGGGATCGACCGCCGCACTAAGCAAGGGAAAGCGGAATGGGAAGCATTCAGCACAGCAGCGACAGGACGTACGGTGATTTCCCGTACCGACGCCGATCAGGTGATGCGGATGGGTCACGCGGTCTTTGCGCACCCGGCCGCGGCCATGCTGCTCAAACAGCTGCCAGGCAAGGCCGAGACCACATGGATGTGGACCGATGAAGCCACCGGGCTGCAGTGCAAGTGCCGGCCGGACTGGTTGACCGATGACCGCAGCCTGATCATCGACCTGAAGACCACCGAAGATGCGAGCGTGGCGGGGTTCCGCAAGTCGATCGGCAATTTTCGGTATTTCGTGCAGGCGGCCTGGTACCTGGACGGCATCGAGAAGGCCACCGGCACCCGGCCGGATCAGTTCATCTTTGTCGTAGTCGAGAAGCGTGCCCCGTACGCCTGCGCCGTGTACGCCGCCGATGCCGAGATGATCGAGGCCGGTGCTGCTGCTGCCGCGCGCGACCTTGAGGTGCTTGCCACCTGCAGGCAGGCAAACGCTTGGCCGGGTTACAGCGATCAAATTGAGCCGATCAGCCTGCCGCCATGGATGCGGCCCAAGGCTGACGGCACCATGCCCACCACCACCGAGATTGAGACCTACTGATGACCGACAGCACAGCACTAACAACCACGCAGCCGGGAGTGTTCTCTGGTATCCAAGCATTCGAAGACGCCCAGCGGATCGCCAAGGCGCTGGCCAGCAGCACGTTGATTCCGCAGCAGTTCCAAGGGCAGGCGGGTTACGCCAACTGCCTGGTGGCGCTGAACATCAGCCGGCGGATGGGCATGGACCCGCTGATGGTGATGCAGAACCTGCACATCATCCACGGCCGGCCGAGCTGGTCTAGCCAGTTCATCATTGGCCTGATTAACGGTTGCGGGCGTTTCAGCCCGTTGCGCTACGACATCACCGGCAAAGGCGACACGTTGGCCTGCACCGCAGTGGCCACCGAGCTGAAAACCGGCGAGGAGCTGCGCGGGCCAGAGGTCACGATGGCAATGGCCAAGCGTGAAGGTTGGGCGACCAAAAGCGGCAGCAAGTGGCAGACAATGCCGGACCTGATGATCCGCTACCGGGCCGCGGCCTTTTGGGGGCGTCTCTACATTCCCGAACTGCTGGTCGGCATTCAAACCCAAGAGGAGGTGCTTGACATTGAGCCGGTGACGGTCAGCAGCGAACCGCCCAAAGTGGAGCTGGCTGACCTAAACAAGAAGATTCAGGTCACGCCGGTTGAGGAGGTGCCGACTGATGGCGACGACATCTTCTGAGTTCTTGACCGATCTTGAGCTGGCTGATCGCTGGCACATGCACCGCCAAACCTTGATCAGTTGGCGATCGGCTGGCACCGGCCCAGCATTTGTGCGCATCGGTCGGCGCGTGCTCTATCCCCTGGCCGAGGTGGAGCAATACGAAAAGGCCAACACCATCACACACGACCAACCATGACTTTCAAAAGCAAAGGCGCCATCTTCAAGAACACGCCAGAGAAACTGCAGCAGCGGCTTGGCGATCGCTATGACGCCGGAAAGAAGTATCCCGATGTCGATGGCGTGTTTGGCATCAAAGAGGAAGACCGAATGGCGTTTGCCAGCTACATCATGAACGCGACGCCCAATGACAAGGGCGAAATTCCCGTTCGGATCACTGGCTACAACAACACCAGCCAGAGCGGCGTGAAGTATCTGGGGCTCACGATCGAGCCAGACTTCAAGACTCAAAAGGTGATCGACGACAAGCTGGCAGCAGCTGGCGCCGCTCAGAGCCTGGCCAAGGCAACCGACGGGGAAGTGGTCGCCGTGAACGAAGAAGACCTGTTTTAGGTCACATCAGTTCAAGCTCCAGGCGGGCGATCTCATTGACCGCTGCTTGGAGCAGTTCCTGTTGGTAGCAGGTCTGGCGCAGGAGAAGTGCTGCAAGTTTGCCAACGTCGCCGGTGGCCTGCAGCGCTCGGCATTGCGCTTCCAGTTGAAAGGCTTTCTCGGGCGGAATTTCCACCGCCATCCACTGACCAAAGTTCACTTGTTCGGGGCAGGTTGCCCCATGTTGCCCATGAACTGCCCCAAGTGCAGCCACAGCCGCCACCGAGCGGCGGTGACGAACAGCCACCCGGACGACCAGATTGTGCGCAAGCGGGTCTGCGAGGCGTGCGGGCACGCGTGGTTCACGGTTGAGGTGATGGTGCCCAACTATGCGGTGGGCTGGAGTGCTGCGCATAAAAGGAAGCCGGTGCTGCGTGTGCCGATGGAGCTGACGGCTGGGGGCACGCGGGTGCGGGTGAAGCATCAGGAGGCAAAAGACCGACTGGCATTGCTGCGCGAAGCAAACGAGAGGCGGTCGCGGGAAGCTGATCGCAGCCACATGAACAAATGTCACACGGGGGATGATGCACTGCCCGCGGTGCAGCATACTTAGGTCACCGGAGGCAAACGGCCCTCCACTCGGCAGCCCAGAGGCTGCGCTTCAGATGACGATCTCCGCCCTCCAGCTCAAGGCCACGGCCCTCGAAACTGGCACCACCATGTTTCACGATGGCCTGACTGTTACGCCTGAGGGCATGTACGTCATCTGCGGCCGCCGCTGCAGCCTGAACGAGGCGATCGTCTACCTCGGCAACCGAGCTGTGACCCGCGCTAAGGCGGCCGCCTAAGCCCTCCGGGGCTCCCACCACCACCCACAACACCATGATCAACAACCCTTGGATCAACCGCATAACCGTCCTAGTGGTGATGTTCGCCGTCTACGCCGCTGGCTATGCCGGTGGCCGTGACCAAGCCACGCTGGCGCATCACCAGCATCCTGCTTGCCATACCAACCTCAAGCCATGACCACCCCCAGAATGCGCCGCTTCTACTTCCAGATCCGCTCGGCCAACGTGATCGAATGCATCTGGGCGCACAGCCTGACAGAAGCCAAAGCCAAGGCCGCCATCACTTGGATGCCTTGGTGGCAAGAGCTGGAATGGCTCAACCCTGAAACCGTTACCGATCCATCTATTTATGTCTGACACGAGCACCGGCGCGATGCTGCCGTTCCAGTGGATCGAAGAGCCACCCACCAGCCGCCACGGTGACGGCATCAGCCGGCCGCGGCCCAAGACCCGAACGCGGGAGTACCGGCTGCTGGTGTACAAGCCCGGCGCCCAGCCGATGACCTGGATCACCCGCGCCGAAACCAAGCGCGCCGCCATCAAGTACGCCGAAGCCCGCTGGCCTAGCGCCACCGTGGAGGTGGCGTGATGACTGATTACAAAGCAACGCCCGATCAGTGGAATCAAGTTCAGAAATGCGCCGATGTAATTGGCAGCTCTGATTGCTCTGCAATCCTTGAACTTCGCGCCAGGATCGAGGTACTAGAGGATGCAGCTCACAAGCACATCGTCGAAACCAGTGCCAACATCTTGGCCTTGGCGGGCCGAGTCGAGTCGTTGGAAGCTGTCGAACGCCAAGCATCAAAGGTCCACCAAATCAGCAAACCGCTAAAACTCACAGCAAAACAACAGGAGGAGTTAAACGCATTGCTACGACCTAGCTCCAAGCCAACTCCTAATCCACGCCAAATTAGAAGTTCGCTGGTGGACCGCGTGGCGCTTGCTATTAGCGGAATTGAGTACGGCTTGGAACGGGATGAGGAAGCCGTCAACTGGGCATCTGAAGCCCGCGCCGCGATCCGCGAGGTGGCGGTGTGGTTGCGGGGGCAGCATGACGGCGACCTGGTGGCAGCGACCGTGCTTGAGCGGGAGGCCGGGCAATGACTGATTACAAGCCCGTGCCATTGGACACCCTTGAAAACCGCCTAGGCAATGCTCTTGGCTTGGCCATTGCCATGATTCGCAAGCCCGAAACCATCGACAACAAAATCATGACTCAGATCGAAGCGCCATTTGGAGAGTGGTGCGACGCCCTCGTTGACGGAGGGCTGCTTGATGACTGACCTCTCCCCCGCCGCTTGGGCAGTGCTCTGCGCCTACAGAGACTTCTCCTGGACGCCCGACGAGGAAGACAACAGCAGGTACTACAAGTTTTCACACAAGGCTGGCATGGCCGCCGCTCTGCGGGCTGCTGCTGATCAGGTGGTGCCGTCTAATGCTTTGTACGCCAGGAGTTGTTGCGAGTTTGTAGGTGAACAGTGTCGCGCCCAATTCCTCGCCATTGCCGACGAACTGGAGATCGCCTGATGGATCACATCCGCGCCAAACTGGAAGCCCTGATCAGCGACTCCGGCATGTTTAACGCCGGCCAGCAGGAGGAACGCTTGCGGCTGGTCACATTGCTTCGCGCTCGCCTTGATCAGTTGGCCAACCTGCCATGTCACCCGCACATCTCAGCACGCCGCGAGGAGTTGCTGAACATCCTTCAATGCTTGACTCATCCATGAACCGCGTTCAACTTGACCAGCAGCGCGCCGATATGCTCGACGCGCTCTACGTTGCCAGCGGCCGCACTAACGGGCTCTACACCGGCCTTTGGGAGGAGTTCTGCCGCGACATTGCGGCCAGCTTCCGCGACACCGCCTACGCCGAGCTGCACGCCGCTTGCGTGATGGCCATCGGTGACGCGGAAAGCCACCTAGCAGAGAAGCACGCACAGCAGTGCATCGCCGTCTGCCGTCGGTTTCTGCTCGGCAGCCGATGGTCCTGAGTGATCGCCGCCCCAAGGGCAAGGGCCGAAATTTCACGGTCAACATCAGAATGAGCCGTGAGGAGATCGAGCAAGCGCGTGAACTTGGCAGTGGCAACGTGTCCATGGGCTTTCGATGGGCATTGCGCTATGCCAGCGACCGCAAAATGAAACCCGTGACACTCACCACACTGCTCCGATCGGCAGCGGTGCTAGCCAGCGAACTTGAAGCTAAAAAACGATGACCGACAACATCAACCACCCACCGCACTACCGCCAAGGCAAGATCGAGTGCATTGACGCAATCGAGGCCGCACTGACGCCGGAAGAATTTGTCGGCTACTGCAAAGGCAATGTGCTCAAGTATGTCTGGCGTGAACGGCACAAAGCCGGCGGTAATTCATTGGCAAAGGCGCAATGGTATCTGCGTCGTTTACTCGCCAAACTGGACTGATGGACACCCTTCCTAACATTTCACTACTTGAGCGCCTAGCTATCTGGGTGCTATGCCGCAGCCCGCGGGTGAGCCTGCTGGTGGTGAAGGATAAGTTCTGGCCGGACGTGTTCTTTGCCGCAGACGTCACCGACCCGGCGGCTGCATTTGTTGCCGACGGCATGAACGAACCTGATCCACCGAGCATGGTGCTAGAGCGGTTGTATCACATGCCGTCACACGGCGAACGCGAATGATTTCGCTGCACGCTGGCCGTCTGCTGTTGAGCTGTGAACGGGCGAGCCAGACGTGGCACGCGCACATTATTCTCGGCCCCAAGCCCGAGCATCAACTGGTGGCTGATACCGGCACCGTTGACCTGCGGCAAGCAATGGAGCGCGGGCAAAACCTCTACACCGCGTTCCGTGCCAAAGCGCGGCCAGTCGAGGTCGAAATGAAGGTGATGTGCTGGGATTGCATCCACTGGACACCAGGCGGCCGCGGCCGATGTGAGATGGACATCCCCGAATCCCGCCAAACTGGGGGAAGATTTGCGCCGTCCTGCGCGGTGTTTACACCATGCAAGAACCCATCGTGATTAGCAGCGTCGAGCCGTGCCCTGGCGTGACAATGGAGACGCTAGAGCCTGCTGATGGTGGAGAGCTGTACTACCGGACCTGCACGGCTGGCATTTGCCGCTACAGCTCAGATTTTTGGCAAGCGATGCTCTACGCCGAACAGATGGTGGGCCGCTAGGCTAAGCCTGCTCCTAGTCACAGCTTGCAATGAGCAGCAACAGCAAAAGGGCACGAAAACCTGTTGTCGTGCAAGGCGTCAGCTTCCCAAGCCTTGAAGCGGCTGCTAGGCATTACGGCAAGCCAGCCAAGCTGTTTAGAAAACGGATGTTTTGCAGCGGCTTAACGCCTGAGCAGGCGCTTGAGCTGGAGCCGTTTCCTAATTGGTTTGTTCCAGGCAAGGGGCAGCTTGCCCGCGCACGAGGAGATCAGCGCAGAGCGAGTGAGCGACAAACGGGTTTGCGCCGTTGCGGCAAATGTGGCGAGCATTGGCCTTTTGATCAATTCAGTCGCCAAAAAGGGGAAAAGCTTAGCGGCAGGTGCAAACAATGCACATCAGCCGCTTTGATCAAGACGCGCTACGGGCTGGAGGTGGACGCTTTCAACAAGCTGGCGGAGGGGCAGTCTTGGCGCTGCGCCATTTGTCGCTGTCGGCTCAACATCCAAAAAGGCACTTCCTACCGGGATAGGACCGCAGCCGTTGACCATTGC